GGGCCATCGGATATTAAATCTATCGTTTCGGAAAATTGAAACGAAGCTCCAACTTTATAAGAGCCTATATAAGGAGGTTTTAGTGTCGGTGGTTTTGGCGGGGTTGATCCACCACCACCACCACCACCAGACCCTGCAAAGACGAACTTCTTTTCAAAATGTTTCATTATCTATACTGAATTGTTGTCGGACTGAGCCACCCCTTTCTGGGTGTAGAATGGATTTGATATCATTGCTTGTGCGGCTTGAACGTTTTGAGGGAATGTTTTAATACAAGCCTGGACAACCTGAGATCCAACACGAAGTCTTCCGTAACCGACTGGTACTGGCACACCTTGAGCTGCTATATTTTGTTTATTGGAAAATTCAAAAGACCGCTCTAATCCCCTGGTGCTGGCTTCTGTGGCCTTAACGTCTGGGCTTTTTTGCTTAGGTGCTAAGATCAAGGCAACCGCAGTACTTACTATAAAAATAGCGAGTTGTGTTATGAAGGCTTTGGACGCCAAGAATTTAATAGCAGTCCCGATAATAACACCACCCTCCCCACATATTACGGGTACTATATCTATTTTCTTTGCTTTTTTAGACTTCAAAAAAGCGTATGTGTTTTTTATTCTTTTCCCATCCACAATGATAGAATAATAAAATCCCTTTCTTGATAATTGGTTTATCTTTTTGATGAATCCTGGTCTATTTGCATCGATAGCTTCAATAACTTGGCTGGTTTTACCGACATCCATTAAAAAAACATCTCCAACATCATGAGCTAATACGCCGTGTATTTTGATTGTAGTCATTTTATTTTTTCTTTTACCTTTTCGAGTTTCCCTTTATCCGCATCAATATGCTTTGGTGTGTGTATATACACATTTTTAGTATTTAATGAGTAAATCATGAATGGTATACAGCTATTTTCTGACATAACAATGTCAAAATCCGAAGGTGTTTCGTCTCCTACTATATGACTATGAAATATAGCGATTGTAGAATACTCTTCTTTAAAAAGTAAGTAATGTAATGGGTCCATTACAAAGGTTTCTGAAGGTCTGTCGGATATGTTTTTGCATTCTTGGACAATATAATCACTACCATCGTGACCTAAAATCCCGCAGATTTCCTGAGAAAATTTCTTTTCTGATATATCTGCTATCTTTGATATAGCTCTTTTCAGTTGTTTTGTCTTGTAAGTTTCCATTTTAAGGTTCCGATCTGAATGAATATCCATCTGTACCAGGGAATCCGCCGAAAGGAAGTATTCCTAAGTTCGCTGGAACCTCATCGGTGCTGTCGAACTCGGCGGATATGTTTGATATTACTATGTCTTTTGAATAATTTATATCTAAAACTTGTGGTTTTGTCCAATTGGTTCTATCAAAGAATGAACTTCCAGCAAAAGCTACTTTGTCAGTTAGGCTTGATTTAAAAGCTAAAGTATTATTATTGATTCTGTCTACTAAACCACTACTATTCGTCCCCTGCCAATAAGCTGCGCATCCATTTAAAACAGCTTCTTTTTCTGCTGTTATGTTACTTAAATCCGAAAACCTTCTTATCACTGGGGTTTTTAACTGGTCGTTATACACCCTTAACGCTAAAGCCTTGTTTATTATAGAGTTGGCAACTTCCTTAGACCAAATAATCACAGACCCAAAAGTACATCTATTATGCGACCAGTTTAAAAGCTTGTTGTTATTTGCCCCTGTTATGTTATTTCTTCTTGTACCCGCGCCTAAAAAAACTAATCTTCTAGGTTTTGACCTTAAAACAGCGTCTGTATCAAAGCTATTTTTGATATTGAAGCTCTTCTTTTCTCCCCGTGTTCCAATTATTTGTACTTCTTTATCATTCTCGTCCAGCTCTGTCATTACGCCTGTGTTTATACCAGAAACCTCTACATCAAATATTTTTTTGTATGTAGTGCCTCTTCTTTTCATTTTTATAGTAATCAAAAGATCTTCACAGGATTGCAGGTTGATATCTTGAGCCTCAACAAATGATGTGCCCTCCTTAACTCCTCCAGCTCTAAGCGGCCAGTATTCAACTCTTCTAGAAGTTGTGCTATTAACTCTCTCTAAACAGTTAATGACAAGATCCCCATAACCACTCTGTTGGTGGAAGCTCAATCTGAATGCGTTGTTTGAACTCCTGCAGTCGGACGCGAATATATTTGCATATTCAGGGGTTTCAATATATGAGTGCAGGTTTTCATAACCATAAGTTCTCGGGAGATGGATTACCATAGTAAACTCCTTGCCTCTTCCTTTTGCAAAATTGTCTCCATAAGACCAGTTAAAAACACTCTCTAATCCAGCGTTAGGCGCAAATAAGCTCATGTGCGTTAATTTTGCCTCTAGGGTCTGCAGTGCGTTTTGGTCGTATTTTTTTGAAGAAGTCCCTACCTGAACCTGTCTTATATCTTTAAAACGACTTTTGCAAGCGCTTAAAGTTTTAGCGCATCCGTCTTTGTCCCAGTATTCTGGGTGTAAATTCGGTTCCTTTCCTATGCAATTTTGCCCAGATATTGCAGAAGCCTTACACACGTAGTAGACCAAGAGAGGGTAAAAAGAATTGGGATCTTCTTCGTCTTGAATTCTTACTCTATCATTTATTTTGTATACTATATTTCCTTCATAGTATCTTTTTGTTGGTCTAAAGACATCCCCAGCTTTACCATAAGTAAAATCTCCTCCTAAATATGAAGTATTGTTTGTCTTGGCAGCCTTCCAGGCGGATACCTTGTTATTATTTTGATCTAAGAAGGGTTGTCTATCCAACCTTTCTTTTGGCTCTCCTTGATATTGACATCCTGGCCCCCTATATTTCCAATAACAATATTTACCCAAAACCCTCCTGTGGTTTACTTCAAAACCTTCTAAGTCTAAGGGATTTGTTAATTCTACTTCTACAAAATTTTTGTTTTCCCTCTTTTTCTGGGATACAATATATATATCACTAGATATTTCAGCAAAACTATCAGATTCTCCCCAAGGATTCCCCCCATCAAAGTTTACATCATCTAAAAACTTTACAAAAGTTCTTTTTCTTTCTATTCTTCCGTTAGAAAAATCATCATACTTATCCAACAGTGAACTTGCGAAATATTGAGAGTTCGAAAACCTAAGTATAGGCCTATTAGGTCTACCGTCAGATGTTACTTCAAAACCCTCATACTCCATTGCTATAGGCATGTAATCTTCACCCTGCCAACTTATACCAATACCAAAAACAGAGCCGTTATGTACATTAAAATATGTATTCGGGTAATTCACTATATCAGGATAAATCCTAAATAGATCTACAATTGCTGTAGGCTCTATATTAAAGACCTCTGCAGCTATCTTATCTTGCCCTAAACCCATGAAACTATATACACCATTTGTTACATATAATAAAATAATTAATGGTTTTTTAAACAACTGATTTTTTAAACTAAAAAAAATTGACTAAGATGCTTTTTAAGATATAATCATATAAATACAAAAACATATGACTAACGTAATTTATAGGGTTTTCGACAAAAAAAATAAGTATCAACAAAGTTATTGCCCAAAACTGGAAGACGCTTATTCTTGGGCTGTTAGTTGCGCCGATCTAACCAAGGGGTTTGTCCGTAAGGATGTATTGAGCGAAAAAGGATTAACAGAGTCTTCTACTGTTGTTTATCCAGCAAGCAAGAATGCAAATTAAAAATATAAATTTTTCTGACAGTGTTTTTATATCTTTATTTGAAGATTTCTGTCTAAGCTCTAAGCCTTTGCCACAAATGGACGAAGGCAGCCTTTCTAGAAGACTGTCTTGTATCAATGATTATAGGAATGAATTATCTTCAATTTCTGAAATAAGCTTGGTTGCTATAGATGGAGAGAAAAAACCCATAATGTATTCTTTTTTTCGCCTGAGCGCTAATAAAGATTTTGTATTTATGGACTTTATACTTCCAAATATAAGGATGACATCCACATCCAATATAATCAAATATCAATTAGCGTTTTGCGAATCTTTTTTGCATGTGTATGAAAAAACAGGGCTTGATTTGGTTGAGGCTGAGTTGAATAGGTTATTTAAAAAAGAAAAGCTGATTAAAACACTTAAAAGATTTGTACCTGCTTTCACCCTTATTGAAAATAAAAAAGGAGAGGTTTGTTCTGTAAAAGTAGAAAAAAACAATGTAATTAAGTTTTATGAAAAACTGCAAATTAAAAATAATAGGAATAAATAACTCTACAAAACACCTTGACGGCAAAATACTTTCTGGTGACTGCGGTTTCTTAATAAAGACAGGCTTCCTAAAAGAGTTGTTTCTCGATGATGAAAAGTTTGTTTTTGATGTTAAATCTATAGAGCTTGTTGATTCTGATGTTTTCCTCAAGGGTTTTATTTCTGATGAAAATAAAAATGTTGGCAGAGTTGTTATGAAATATTTGTCATGATCTTGTTTTTTGTGTATGTATTTGTATGTCCACATCAACACAATCCACCCTTTTAAAACAAGTAGGTCACTACGGCGGAGAAAGAATTATCGATACTACAGTCACTGGTAAGTTCATGGCTATTCATGCTCTTAGTGACTGCGTAATCGGAGCTGGCACTGTAGGGAGTATAGGTAATTTCGTTGGAGCCGATATTGTTCTTGGCGATGTTATAGTCGGAGAATGGACCTCTATACAAATTACTGGAGACGCTATCGTATATTACGCAGACTAAATGAGAACCTTAAGATTACTAGGCAACACCATAAGAAGAAGGTTTGTAGCTGTCGTCTTAGCTACTGGCTGTTGCCTTGGGCTCTGGAAGGATAACGTAACATGGGACGATGATTGTGTTTGGTTGGATGGTTGCGACGATGTATGGTACAACAACGAAATCTGGGACAACAATGAAATTTGGCCTATCTGTGATTAACTAACAATTTAAAGAAAATATATAAAAAATGGCACAAAACACTTTTACCCCTACTGGGACAGAAACCCACTTAAATGCAAGGACTGTATGGAACGGTAACGCAACCGATGCAGAGTCAAGACTCGGCGCACTTGAACTTGTAACGCCTCAAGTCTCGACTTCTTCTGGTGGGGTCTTGCCTTTTGATAAATCTCTCGGCGGTAACGTTTCAGTAGAGCTTTTCGAGGATATTACTGACATTTCCATTATAAACGTTAGCGATGGAGACTCTGGTTTAATTGAGGTTACACAAGATACTACTGGTTCTTGGACTTGGTCCGTAGGATCTCATATAGTTTTAGCGGGAGATTTGGCTGATATAGCTGCCATAACGCCAACTACTGGGGTGGCTACAATAGGATGGTATTACAACGGTTCAATACTTTATTTGTATGTCAGTGATGCAACATAAAAATTTATTTTAAAATGAAAACTTATCAATTAATTAAACTAAGCCCATTAAAGCTTCAATACTCAAGTGTTGATGGTCTTCCGTCATCTTTGACTAGGGATGCTGCTGCACCATCTACGCCAGATGGTTACGATTATGTCGAAAACTTGCCAATGCCAGACGACGCTCCAGAAGGTCAGTATTACGTTAGAGAATTGACGACGGAATCATACGGCTGGAAACTGGAGGATATTGTTGAGGCACCTATAGAAGAAGTTACAAACATTCAAATGAGAGACGCCTTGATTGACGAGGGTCTTCATGATTCAGTCGACAATATTATTGCGGCAATGCCTGAAACTACAGATCAAGAAATCATTGATAAAAAGAAAATGTATGATTGGTGGCACCACGCTGCCGTTTTTAGGCGTAACAATGATCGTATAGCAATAATGCAAGCAGCATTAGGTCTTACTGATGAGGAAGTTGACGCTATATTTCTAGCCGCATCACTAGTAGCTTGATTCAATAATTGCTAAGATATCAACTAGACCACAAATATCAACAGATAGCAACGGAAATACAAAAATAATTTAAACCAATGGCCCAAACACCTTTTAATCCGACCCCTGGAGTATCTACGCACCAAGATTGCGTGGATACAATTAATGCAAACGTCACTGACGCAGAGAGTAGGCTCGGATCGCTCGAGTCTGCGCCTCCAGCTCACACTCACACGGTTTCAGAGATCACGGACATCGCCGCAACTTATGCGCCGATTTCTCATACACACACTGTTGCAGATCTTGATTCCGCACTCGCCGCCGATGGAACTGTAGCGACAGCAGATGGCGCTGGCAACGTTACTTGGGAAGTTGGTGGCGGAGGAGGCCCTTCTGGCACTACACTTTCAGGCACCACAGCAAATGACACACCGACCGAAATCTACGTTGATGGAACACCGACTAATAGAGTAGATGTCGCTACTGGTTCAACAATTACCTTCTCTGCCTTAGTCGCAGCAAGATCTGCCACTGAAAGCGCTGGTTACAAGATCGAGGGTGTCATTAAGAATGATGCTGGAACAGCCGAATTAGTTGGTGTTGTAGCTAAAACAGTTTTCGCCGAAGAAGATATAGCTTGGGACATTACAGTAACTGCGGCTAATAACGCACTTACCTTTATTGTAACTGGTGATAGTGCTGATTCGGTATCTTGGGAAGTAACTCTCAATAAGACCGAAGCAACCTAACCATGAGCCAAGTATTCAAAGGAGAAATTACTAACAATGTAGTCGAGCTTAATTTACAAGCCGCAGCAACTAACATTGGGACTCCTACTGTTGCATATGATGGCACTAATAATGGTGAGATTGCCGCGCAGGTAATGGGTGATATTACTTCTAG